TATTTGGTGTATTTGAAAATGCATTTATAACTACAACTTTTCAAACAACACTTAACTATGATGTACTTTCTCAAGCAGTTTTTTATGCTAACGTAGCAGATACATCTAATTTTACAGTTAATTTAAGAGGAAACTCTACTACACCTTTAAACTCAGCTCTTGCTATTGGTGAATCAGTTACAGTTGCTTTATTAAATAGAAACGACAACACAACATATTATAACAACGTTATTCAAGTTGATGGAACTACTGTTACAGCAATTTGGCAAGGTGGTGCAGCTCCAACAGCTGGAAATGCTTCATCTACTGATGTGTATTCATACACAGCATTAAAAACAGCAGCATCAACTTACGTAGTACTAGCATCGATAACGCAATTTAAAGCTTAAGGAGAAGAAAGAATGCCTATTTTAGTAACAAGGGGCGCAGGATCGGCAAAAGGATTTGGACTTACAGCAGGTGGAGGACCTCCTGTTGAATTTGATTATTTAGTAGTAGCAGGTGGAGGAGGTGGCGGATCTGCAGTGAATCCAGCAGGAGGACACGGAGGAGCTGGTGGAGCCGGAGGTGTAAGAACATCTTTTCCAGGTGGAACAAAAATAAGTTTAAAACCAGATGTTTATACAATAACAGTGGGCAGTGGTGGAACAGGTGGAATGTCTCCAGGAACCGTTCCTTCTACTCAAGGACAAGCTAGTGTAGTTTCAAATATTACTTCGGCAGGTGGTGGTAGAGGAGCTTATGCAGGAGAAGGAGATCCCGCTTCTCCAAATTCAATTTTAGATGGTGGTTCAGGTGGCGGAATGTATTATTCAGGATATGGATTCGGAAACGTGCCTCCAACATCACCACCACAAGGAAATAATGGTTGGTCATTGCAAGGAATGACTTCAAATGGTGGAGCAGGTGGAGGAGGAGCAGGTGGTGCCGCTGCAACATCCTATGGTCCACAAACAGGTGGTCCAGGAGGAAGTGGTGCAGTTTCTAATATCGATGGAAACCCAGTTACCTACGGTGGAGGTGGCGGTGGTGGAGTTTATGGAATGGGATGGTCTGGCGGAAGTGGTGGACCAGGTGGAGGAGGACCAGGTGGCGGTGGTGGAAACCCAGGACCAGCAGCTACTCCAGGATCAACAAATACAGGTGGTGGTGGCGGAGGAGGTGGCCAGCAACAACCAGGTGGACAAGGTGGATCTGGTAAAATTATTTTAAGAGGAGCTCCTACAGATAAATTTTCAGTAGCACCTGGAACAAACACTGTGCAAACAAATCCTACGTTTAAATTAGCTATATTTAATGTGTCAGGAACACTTACTGTAGGTAAAGATTAACATGGCTCACTTTGCTGAAATAGATAATAATAATATTGTTATAAGAGTTTTAGTTGGATGTAATTTAGAAGTTAATTCTCACGGTGGAGATCAGTCAGAAGAAGCAGCTTTAGATTTTGGAAATAAAGTTCCTTTTTCCGCAGGTGGAGTTAAATGGATACAAACATCATATAATAATAATTTTAGAAAACAATATGCTGGTGTTGGTGATTATTATGACCCTATAAAAGATATTTTTATATCCAAAAAACCATTTAATTCTTGGATATTAGATTCCAATAATGATTGGCAAGCTCCTGTTATATTTCCTACTATAATTGAAAATACTAATAAAATTCTTGGAAAAGATTTAAATACTAATAAAGATGTTTATGGACATTATGATATTTCATGGGATGAAAATAATTTAAGATGGGTTGGAAAAGATGAAAATAATCAACCTTTAAAATGGAATACATCTACACTTTCTTGGGAAACACTGTAATACTTTACATTTAAAGTAAAATAAATTATATAATAATTTATAAAAAGGAGAAATTTAATATGCCATTAAATAATTATTATTGGTACTTTGTAAGTGCATTATCTAATCAATTCTGTGATTCAGTTATAAAATTTGCTAGTCAAAAACAAAAATTAATTGCTACTACTGGGCAAGAAAATAAAGATATAAATGAAATTAATAAGAAAAAATTATTTAAAACTAGAAAATCAGAAATTGTTTGGTTAGATGAAAAATGGATATATAAAGAAATACATCCTTTTGTACATTTAGCAAATAAAAATGCTAATTGGAATTTTCAATGGGATAGTTCTGAACAATGTCAATTTACAATTTATAAAAAAACACAACATTATCATTGGCACGTAGATCAATTTGATAATCCTATGAATACTCCAAATAATTTAAGTTCACATGGAAAAATAAGAAAACTTTCTGTTACAATTTCTTTATCTGATCCAAAAGATTATAAAGGTGGTGAATTACAGTTTGACTTTAGAAATAAAGATAATGGAAAACCTAATATAAAAACAGCTACCGAAATATTACCAAGAGGTTCTATCTGTGTATTTCCATCATTTGTATGGCATAGAGTAAAGCCTGTTACAAAAGGAACTAGATATTCATTGGTAATGTGGAATCTTGGAAACCCTTATATATAAATGAAATCTATAATAATAGTTGGAGGTGGATCAGCGGGTTGGATGACGGCTGCAACTTTAATTAAAGAATTTCCTAACAAAAAAATAACTTTAATTGAATCACCTAACATTGCAACTGTTGGAGTTGGAGAAAGTACAATTGGAGGAATAAGATTTTGGACAAATTATTTAGGAATAAATGATAAAGATTTTATTTCAAAAACAGATGGAAGCTATAAGTTAAGTATAAAATTTACAGATTTTTATAAAAAAGGAGAATCATTTCACTATCCTTTTGGAAAACCATTTTTAGAAGGGAATTATGCTTCATTAAATGATTGGTGGTTTAAAAAATTTATTTATCCAAAAACACCTGTAAGTGATTATGTAGACTGCATTTTTCCTCAAATGGCATTGGTTAATCAAAACAAATGTTTTTATAATGAAGATAACATAATTCCTTTTAATTTTAAAAAAGATACTGCGTATCATTTTGATGCTACAAAATTTGCTATTTGGTTAAGAGATAACTATGTAATACCAAAAGGAGTAAAACATATAAAAGAAGATATTATTTCTATTGAACAAGATGAAAAAGGTATTAAAACTTTAAACAATAAATATAAAGCAGATTTATATATTGATTGTACTGGATTTAAATCATTACTTTTAAAAGAATCTTTAAAAGAACCTTTTGAATCTTATTCAGACATGCTTCCTAATAATTCAGCATGGGCAACACGTATTCCTTATAAAAATAAAGAAAAAGAATTAGTAAGTTATACAAATTGTACTGCTATTGAAAATGGATGGGTATGGAACATTCCTTTATGGAGTAGAATTGGAACAGGTTATGTTTATTCCGATAAATTTATAAGTGATGAGGATGCATTAAAACAATTTCAATCTTATTTAGGTACAAAAGAATTAGAATTTAAAAAATTAAAAATGAGAGTAGGAATTCATAATAGATTATGGGTTAAAAATGTATGTGCTATTGGATTATCTGCGGGATTTATAGAACCATTAGAAAGTAATGGATTATTTTCAGTCCATGAGTTTTTGATGATTTTAATTAGAAATTTACAAAGGGAAAAAGTTTCTCAATGGGATAAAGATAATTTTACATTTCAATGTAAAAGATTGTTTAGAAATTTTGCAGAATTTGTTGCATTACATTATGCATTATCACATAGAACCGATACCAAATATTGGGAACATAATTTTAATAAAAACTGGGAAGAAAAATTAATTAGTTTAAAACCAAGTTTTATACTTGGTTTTTTAACTGCTGCTAACGAAAGAGATATCAATTTTCATTTTCCTGAAAGAGGTGGACTACATTGTATTGCAGCTGGAATGCATTGGTCACCTACTGATTTAGCATCAATAATGTACAATAATATGGTAGATGAGAGTACCTTGAAAAATGAATGGAAGGAATGTATAAATTCATTAAATAAAAGAAAAAATGAATGGAAAGAAAGCATTAAAAATAAACCTAATTTATTTAAATTTTTAAAACAAAATATTTATAATTAAAATGATAATTAATAATATAAAACAGAGATGGGACATTAAAACTTTTAATAAGAATAAAGATTTTCCTTATGTGGTTATAGATAATTGGTATACTAAAAAGGAAGAAGAAAATATTTGGAAAGAACTTGATTATTTTACAAATATTGAAAAAATGCCTAGAGGTGAAAACACTATAATCGCTCGTAATGTTAAAACAAAAGAACCTTTGGGAAAACATTTTAGAATATATTTAGAACATATGCTTACTCCAACAGGTCAAGAAAATAGCTATATTTTTAATTGTCTATATAAACAAAAAGATATTCAATTTCATAATATATTATTAAAAACTTCTCCTATTTTTAGAAACTTTCCTACAACTAATTATTCTTCTGTTTTTTGTTCTTACTATGAACAAGACGATCATTATGATGCACATTTTGATACGAATTTATTTACATGTGTTATTTGGTTTTTTAAAGAACCAAAAAAATTTGAAGGAGGAGATCTTTATTTAACAGAAATAGATAGTAAAATAGAATGTAAACAAAATAGAATGCTTATATTTCCAGGTTATGCTTTACATAAAGTGTCTCCAATAAAAATAAAAAATAATAAAAAAGGTAATTTTGGTAGATATACCATTACACATTTTTATGGATATAGATAATTTTAAAAAAAATAATTATGTAGTAGTTAAAAAAGCTATATCTACAGAACTAGCTAATTTCTGTTATGATTATTTTTTATTAAAAAGACAAGTTGCAAAGACATTATTTGAACTTAATTACATATCTCCTTTTTCTAATTATTTCGGAACATGGGGAGATTCACAAGTTCCAGGAACTTATTCTCATTATTCAGATATTGTAATGGAGACATTATTATTAAAGTTAAAACCATTAATGGAAAAAAAGACAAGTTTAAAATTATATGAAACATATTCTTATGCAAGAATTTATAAAAATGGAGATATTTTACACAGACATAAAGATAGAGCATCTTGTGAAATATCTACAACATTAAATTTAGGTGGCGATTCTTGGCCAATATATTTAGAACCTTCAGGAAAAAATAATAAAAAAGGATTAGAGATAAATTTAAATCCAGGAGATATGTTAATATATAAAGGATGTTTATTAGAACATTGGAGAAATAAATTTGAAGGAAAAAACTGTGCTCAAGTATTTTTACATTACAATAATGTAGATAATAAAGAATTATTATCAAATAAATTTGATGGTCGTATTCATTTAGGATTACCTAAAGATGCGAAATAAAATTTAATTTCTAACTATTGCTTCTTTTAATCTGATTCTAAGATTAGCAAGTTTTTTAGATTGATTTTCAATAATATTGTTTAAAATTTCAATATGCATCTCTAATTTTTCTATTACTTCTTTATACTCTGCATTTATTAAAATTTCATTTTTTTTAACTTGTACTTCCGCATCAAGTTGCTTTCTTAGTTCATCTATAATTTCGTCTTTAGTATACATAATATATAAATATACTTGATTTTTAATAAAAAGTAAATATAATAGTATAATTATGAATTTGAAAGAAGAAAAATTACCATTTGAAAGTTTTATTGGTGGTTGGTATATACCAAAAGAAACATGTAATAAAATAATTGAGTTTCATAAAACACACCCTAAATTACATACTGAGGGAAATGTTTATACAGATATTACTACATTAGGTGTAAATACAAGTGTAAAAGAAAGTATTGATATATGTCTTTCTGGTAAAGATAGTTTTTTATTTGAATATAATTATTATTTAAATGAATGTTTAAAAAATTATGAAAAAAAATACGAAACAAATATTTATTTAGATAAATTTTCACCGCAAGGAGATTCTTATAATATTCAATATTATAAACCCAGTGGTGGTTTTAAAAAATGGCATTGTGAAAGAGCTGGATCAGCTGTAGCAAAAAGAATGCTTGTTTTTATGACTTATTTAAACGATGTTCCTAATGGAGGAACTGAATTTAAATTTCAAAAAATAACTACGAAAGCTAAAAAAGGATTAACATTAATTTGGCCATCAGATTTTACACATCTTCATAAAGGTCAAATATCTAATAAACACGAAAAGTATATTATAACAGGTTGGTTTTCTTTTATTTAAGATGGCATTTAACATATATTTATGTATAATAAAGTGTTATGCCTTTACAGAAAATACAATTTAAACCTGGATTTAATAAACAACAAACTGCAACCGGAGCCGAAGGGCAATGGATTGATGGTGATAATATTAGATT